ATGATGTTACGTGGTACGCACCACGATTAAAGAACGGACAATTTTTGTGTGTTCCGATTGATGATGGCAAAAAGCCACGCTGTATTTACTTTGTTAAAGAGATCAGTCGTAACTGCGAGATAGTGGATTATTCACAGGCTTTTTAAAATGGCAACCAAAAAACCCGCAACTCCAGTAGATGAAAAATTTACAGATCAAGACTTTGATCTGTTCAAATCTATCGACGCTATTGACGCAAAGAACTACGCATGGTACTCTAAGTTGACAGAGGAACAAAAGAAGAAATTCGTAGCGTTTATGTTAACACACTGGGTCTCATCGGTTAAGAAAGGTGGCGCAGTAAGCGCATACTACTTGATGAGTGTAGACGCTAACGCCAACAAGTATTTGTTTGATGAGCGGGTAAAGAATCATCCAGAGTTACAATGGTTAATGTTATGCGCTGCGAGTCCTGGAATTGGAAAACAATTTCACTCGTGGATACCGCATCTCAACAACGATATGTGTCAATTGAGAACTGCGGCCTCTAAAAAAGAAATTCGTGACTACTTCGGCAAAATCTACAAAGTGGATAGCGCAGTTTTAGACGAGATAAGTACTGAATTCACTAACACTCAACGTCATCAACATCGTTTGGCTACAATGTATCCAAACATGAAACTTGAAGATGTGAAATTATTAAGTGAACACATTACAGAACAAGATATTCGAGACTATGAAAAAGACAGCGGAAACTAAGACCAGCGAGTATCACTGCGAGCACTGTCGAAGAGACTTTGTCAGGCCTAGTAGTTTTTTAAAACACATGTGCGAACAAAAACGCAGATGGATGGACAAGGACAAACCGCAAAACAGAATTGCATTCTTAGCGTGGTTAAAATTTTACAAACAGATTCAGCCTACCAAGAAAAAACGGGATTACGCTGATTTTATTGGCAGCGCATACTACATTGGATTTTTAAAATACGGCTCATACTGTGTCGATATCGGCGTAGTGAGCCCAGACAACTATGTAGACCATCTGTTAAAGAACTCAGTGCCGCTTGATAGTTGGAATAGTGATCGTGTGTATTCGACTTATCTAACACTACACTTACGCAGCGAAGATGGTCTAGACGCAGTTCGTCGTAGTGTGGAGTACATGATGGATCTCGCAGAAAAAGAAAACGTAGAGTTACGTGATGTATTCAAATACGTTAACTCAAACAAGATATGTCATCTTATTTGCGGTGGCAAGATCAGTCCGTGGATGTTGTATCACAGTAAAACTGGCCCAGAGTTTTTAGCCAAACTAAATGATGATCAGCGTAGTGTTATCTATGAATACATTGATCCAGAGCGATGGAACATCAAGTTCAAGCGTGACCCGAAAGAAACACAAATAGTAAGTGAAGTTATTAATAGTATTGGTGGACTATGAAATCAGATATTGATATTGACTTGGCAGACAGATCAAAGTTATTACAACATATTAGTCACACAACAGCGACTATGAAGAAATCATCAACAGTTCGCCGCCATCAAAGCGGCGTGTATGTCACTGATGTGCCGTATGATCCTGTTAACGATACATGTAGTTTAGATTATATAGACGCTGAAGAACGCGGCTATGTAAAAATCGATTTACTTAACATCTGGCTTTACAATCACGTCAGAGACGAGAGTCATCTTGTATCGCTGATGCGGGAGCCAGATTGGTCCATACTCAACAATCAAGAGATTGTCAGTACCATGATTCACCTATCGAATCACTATGAAACTTTACAGCGAATGTCAGAGCCTGTGAATAGTATTCCACGACTCGCTATGTTTTTGAGTGTGATTAGACCGGGCAAAAAACATCTGATCGGCAAAACATGGCGAGAGATAGCAGAAACTATTTGGATTCCTGATGATACTGGATATTCATACAAAAAGTCACACGCTGTTAGTTACGCTCATCTAGTAGTCGTTAACATGAATCTGATATCTGAGAATCCGGAATTGGGCAAGCCTATAAAATTCGCTTGACTAGTGTGATAGAACGGCGCTTAACACGCTTTTTACTTAGTTCGTTCATTGAGGTACAAGGTCCGTGTAGTACTGTTAGACTCTTGTTGTTGAATGTTTTTAGATACGGCCTGAATGGTGTCCAATCTTGTCGTAAAAAGATATTGATCGGTATTAATCTATTACTCTCCCACCACCAAGTCTCACCCAACTCTAAAAATTTCGACTTTAACTCAGATTCAACTATGCTGCCGTAGTCATACAGGGTAGTTACAATATCGTCACGATTTTGAATTATACCGATGTATTCGACATCAGCATAGATGCATACCGTGATAAATGGATGAGTCTCACTTAATTTTTGAAAAAAGTCATTGGGCATAGGTTAGGCTATTTTTGATACTGTATTTATTAAGTTTTTCAAACACGATAAATAAATACATAAAAGGAACTCGACGTGACAGCCCAGACTAATGTATTTCTATACAATCAACGACAACTAGTGGTAGTCTTGGACTTGACTATTCCGCGCGGCGACCTAAGGAGCTATGAAACTGTGTACGCAAAAAATCTAACAATCAATCGTGGAGTTGACAATCTACTTGAGTTTTCGTTTATCAACCAAAATCAGAAACCGGTAGATATCTCTGGTAAAGATATTACGTGTAGAATCTTAAACTCAAACGGCACAGAAATACTCCTACAAAAGACCTTAGTGCCAATTTACGCAATCACCGGCATCAGTAGCCTCACGCTTACTAAAGACGATATTGAGAACATCAACGCTCAGTACTGTTACTACAGTTTGGAGATTCCAGTCGATGCGTTTGACTTCCCGGTATTCGTGGACAGCCTAGGCGGCGCACGTGGCAAGATTCTGATTGTAAATAGTGTACTACCCGCATTTGTACAATCAAAAGAAGTTACAATTCCAAGTCATCAGCCACCGTTTGCCAGTGCGGGCAATGTGAATCCACAAGTTGCGCCTCCAAACGCCGGACAACCCGTGATGTACTACAGTTCAAGTATCAACACTCTGGAATCTCCGGTGTTGTCAACTCAAGTGTTTATGGAAAAGTTCACTGGCAACATTCAATGGCAGGGCAGTACACTTCAAGATTTTAGTTTTTACTACGATATCGACAGTACATATACATATGCGAATAACAGTACCACTGCGGGATTCAATATCGCCGGCTATCACCCATATGTTAGATTGATGATCACTAACGTTGGTACTCAGCCGCCGATCAATATAAACGGCGTCGGTGTATTACAGGGTGATGTAATGAAAATTTTGGAAAGATAAGTAGCCAAAACACTTGATTTATCTACAGAGTCATAGTATAATAAACTATGACTTTTTTTATTGTTTACGCATGAATAATATAATTCAAACAGCGGTAACGCTATGGCAATCTGGTCGAAAGACGAAACGTTCTGGCTCGAGTTGGATATCGGCTAATGCTGTGTGTTGTATTCATAACAATCAAACACCGGATAAACGATATCGCGGCGGCATGATTGTAACTAACGATACTATTATCAACTATTCGTGTTTTAATTGTGGATTCAAAGCATCATACGCAGAGGGTAGGGCACTATCTAGTAACTTTAAAAAGTTATTGGAATGGATGGGCGCCTCTCGTTCGGCGGTTGATCAACTTATCATCGAAGCTCTTAGAATCAGAGAGGAAGTTGGATCACCTGATCTTATTGCAAAAAAGAAAAACAAACCAACCGTTACATTCGAAGCCACACGACTGCCAGAAAACAGTGTGCCGCTTGATGTAAAAAACCCCCTCCATGCCACATACGCAGAGTACATCGCAAATCGCGGTCTAGATCCCACCGCATACAGATATTACGTCACTCCTGATGCCACTGGTCGAGATGCCACACGTATTATCATACCGTACTATTACAATCAACAAGTAGTCGGTAATACAAGTAGATATTGCGATGATAGAAAGCCTAAGTATATCTCTCATCAACAACGTGGTTACGTATTCAATATTGACGCTCAACGTAAAAGTTGGAAAATATGTATCTTGGTAGAGGGTCAGTTCGATGCGTTATCAATAGATGGTTGCGCTTTTATGAGTAACACTATTCTTGATGAACAGGCCACTGTATTAGAAAGATTAGAACGACAGATTATTGTAGTGCCGGACAGAGATAAAACAGGAATGATGATATGTGATCGTGCGCTAGAATTGGGTTATCAAGTAAGTATTCCCAACTGGCCAGATGACATCAAAGATGTAAATGACGCAGTTAAAAGATACGGTAAACTAGCAACACTGCTAAGTATTATTCAATCAGCGACTAGTAGTAAAATAAAGATTGAAATGACCAGGAAAAAATTCAAGTGACATCAGTAGAATACACTCACGACATACAAGAATTGTTTTTACGAATGATGTTAACTGACGCTCAGTTGTACACTAGAGTCAGTAATATCATGAATTCGGAGAACTTTGAACGACAACTCAGACCAGCCGCCAAATTTTTAGTAGAGTTTAGCGAAAAGTACAATAGTATTCCAGACTCGACTCAGATACACGCTACTACCGGAGTTACACTTGAAGTGATTCCTGGCTTACGATCTAGTGATGTAGAATGGTTCTTAGATGAATTCGAAAAATTCACTCGTAGACAGGAACTCGAACGAGCGATTTTAAAATCAGCGGAACTACTTGAAAAGGGCAACTTTGATCCAGTAGAAAAGTTAATCAAAGACGCAGTTCAAATATCGCTTACAAAAGACATGGGCACCGACTATTTTGCGGATCCTCGTGCACGACTAAACGCTATCAGAAACAACAACGGTCAGATATCAACTGGTTGGCCGTGTCTTGATAATAAATTATACGGCGGATTCAATCGTGGAGAATTACAAATCTTTGCGGGCGGTTCTGGTTCGGGTAAGTCCCTGTTTATGCAAAACTTGTCTGCGAACTGGATGCAAATGGGTCTAAACGGTGTGTACATTACGCTTGAATTGTCGGAAGAACTTACAGCGTGGCGTATTGACTCAATGGTAACTGATGTAGCAACACGTGATGTGTTCAAGAACATGGACGATGTTGAGTTGAAAGTTAAAATGTCTGCGAAAAAGTCGGGTAAATTTTACATCAAATACATGCCCGCTCAGTCGACGGTGAACGACATTCGTTCGTACATCAAGACCTTACAGATGGAAAAGAGTATCAAGATCGACTTCTTGTGTATTGACTACTTAGACTTGTTGATGCCAGTATCTACCAAAGTATCGCCAAGTGACCTGTTTATCAAAGACAAGTATGTAAGTGAAGAATTGCGTAACTTAGCGAAAGAATTGAACGTGTTATTCGTCACAGCGTCTCAGTTGAATCGTAGCGCAGTTGAAGAAGTTGAGTTCGATCACTCTCATATCTCTGGCGGTATCTCAAAGATCAACACAGCAGATAACGTGTTCGGTATCTTTACTAGTCGACATATGCGTGAAAAGGGTCAGTATCAGATTCAACTTATGAAAACTCGTAGTTCAAGTGGCGTAGGCCAGAAGATTGATCTATCGTTTGACGTTGAAACGCTGCGTATTTTTGATGATGGCGACAGTACAGGATACACCGCTAGTTCGCAAAGCGCATCGACTATCTTAAACAAGATTAAAACGTCAAGTCAGATGGTAAATCAATCAACTGGTGAGGTAACAGAAGCGGAATCTCAGAAAAAAGTAGTTGCGAACGTACAGAGTAGCCGATTAAACGCTCTGTTGAGTCAGATAAAGAAACCCTGATATCTATTATTGTGATAAATACTTAACTATGAAGAACAAAACACGGTCGCTGCTGGAAGAACTTGAAAATATTGCGAAAACGCATGATACTCCTCATATTATTGAGAGTCGAGCGAATAATATTATCAACAGTGCCATTCACTTACTTGAAGTGATTGAGCGTAACTATACGCCAGAACAGGCTGCG